ATGGAAAAACAAGCAGTAAAAAAGAACAGTGCAGGTGCACTGGCTTCTCTAAACCTTAGAGCCGATTCAGGTAAAGGTGCAGAGGAAATCAAATCAGATGACGTATCAACACCGATTCTGAAAATCTTACACCAACTATCACCAGAGTGTAATTCAAGAAGCCCTAAATTTGTAGAGGGTGCACAACCTGGAATGATATATTCTAATAGTTTTGGAAAACTAATAGATGGTAGTAAAGGTATGGATATTATAGTTGCACATTCACAAACTAGATATCCAGAATGGCAAGAAAAAGGAGATAGTGTTGCAGCACCAGTTGGAACACATTTAACTCCACCTGCTGAATCCAAAGAAGAAATTAGAGGTATCAAGTATAGATTACTTAATGGTAACTATGTTGAAAAAACTATGTACTTCTTTGTACTTGCAATGGTAAATGGTGAACCAAGAAAAGCAGTGATCACAATGAGATCATCTAATCTTACACCAGCGAGAGAACTTAACAATCTAATTTCTAATTTAAGAATGACAGATGACAAAGGTTCTTTTCAACCGGCAGCATACTCAGCGGTTTTTAAATTAAAAACTGTAGAGAAAAGTGCAGGGGATAAAACTTGGCATATCTATAAACCATCATTAGTTAGAATGTTAGATGTATCTGATCAAACAGATGCAGCTATCTATAAGATGGGTCAAGACTTTCAAAAACAAGTATCAACTGGTTTTAATAAACCTAAGTATGAGAAAGTTGAAGAAGCAAAGTCGGAAGATATTATCTAGTTTCCCATTGGGAAAGTACACTTGGCTAGTGAGTACGAAGGCGGTGAAGGGAGACTGGATCCGCCTTTAAAAAAATTAAAACAGGATGACATATGAAAGAATACATAGAATATTTTAGCGGACTTACGAGAAGTTATGGTGTCTGCAAAGTTGATGACGGTTACATAGATCCGGAAACAGGAAAGAAAAAATGGAAACATGAATGGACTAAAGAACCGGTTACAGATCAAGATTATCAAGACCATTTAAAAGGAATCAAATCAATTGGAATACAACCTTGTACTGATGAAGGTACGGCAAGGTTTGGTGCGATTGATGTAGATAAATATCCTATTAATACAAAATTTTATCTTGATGTCATCCAAGATAAAAACCTACCAATAATTCCTGTATTATCTAAGAGTGGTGGACTACATTTATATGTGTTCACTACTCGGTGGGCTAAAGCTAAAGAGATAAGAAATTTTTTGGAAGATTTATTGGTTGCATTTAAATTACCACATGCAACAGAAATTTTTCCAAAACAAACACAGTTAATATCTACTGATGGAACAGTATCCAATGGTAATTTTATAAATCTACCATACAACGGTGACGATAGAAAAGCATTAGATATTGATGGTAGTAAAATGCCATTTCAAAAGTTTGTAGAAACAATTAAATTAAATTTAGTAGATCCAAAAGATTTTAAAAAGATAAAAGAAGATATAATTTATTCAGAGTTAAAAGGCGGTGGAGAAGAATTTGAAGATGGACCACCATGTCTACAAAAATTAACTAAAGAAATTATGACATTTACAGATGGTAGAGATAGATTTTTATATAACTATATGGTCTTTGCTAAAAAGAAATATCCTGGTGAAGATACTTGGAAGAAAATGGTTTTACAAGCAGGTAGAAAATATTTTACATTTGATGAACATTGGACTGATACACATATAGAATCAAAAATAAAAAGTTGGGAAAAACAAAAGAAAGGTTTTACATGTACTGATCCATTGTTAGAACCTAATTGTATGAAAGCTTTGTGTGTTAAAAGAAAGTTTGGTGTTTTATCTGGAGAGAAAGCAAACTATCCAACATTAAGTAATTTACAAAAAATAAATATTAAACCTAATCCAGAGTGGAGAGTAACAGTAGAACATCCAGACGAAAAAGAAACTATACAACTTCATTTAAAGAATACATATAAACTAACACAAGTACATGAATTTAAAACAGTGTTGTTTGAACAAGCTATAATTGTAGCACCATCAATTAAACAAGATCAGTTTGATGAAATATTAAAATCAATTAGTGGTAAAGATAAAATAGAAATTATAGAACCTGCAGAAGGTACTAGTCCGTTAGATATACTTAAAAAATTATTGGAGAAACACATATACGGGGCTCAGGCAACAAGCTTCATGTCTTTTGCAAGTGGTAGACCTTTGGTTGAAGAAAAGTTCGCGTGGTTTGTATTTGATAAATTTTTAGATAAGTTAAAAAATGAAGAGTGGAAGTATGATGCACAGAAAACATCTTACATGATTACGCATGAATTATTTAATGCTGAAGATAAAGACAAAGATAAAAGAGCATTATTAACAAATACAGCTAAAAGATATCCTGGTAAGGATGATGATGGTAAATATTTTAAACCAATCAAAGCAGCAAGAATACCTTTATTTATTTTTGATAAACCAGAAGAAATAAATGAAACAGTTGAGTTTGAAAACGAAGAACAAATAGTATGATATATAAATATTATGGTCCTCCTGGTACAGGCAAGACTTACCGGTTGATTAGTAGAGCAAAAGCATATGCTCGAAAATATAAAATACCTTTAGATCGTATTGGTTACTTTGCATTTACTAAAAAAGCTGCAGATGAAGCAAGACAAAGAATGCCATTTGATAATAAAAAATTAAAATATTTTAAAACATTACACGCTTTAGCATTTGAATGTATTAAAGTAGATAACTTAAACATTAGTCAAGAAGATATTATGCAACCCTATCACTACGAAGAGTTAGGTAAAAAATTAAATTTGCATGTAGAATTTTATGATCGTTACAATAATGATCAATCTTTTTATCTAGGTTTTGAAAATATATATTTTCAAATAATACAAAGAGCATTTAATAAATGTATAGATCTTAGAGAAGAATTTGATTTAGAAGAATACGATCCAAAGAAAGTCGATTGGACAATCTTAAATCACATAAATAAAAATTTAAAAAACTATAAAGCAAAACGAAAAGTACTTGAATTCAACGACATGATTAAATTATTGATAGATCAACCAGAAAACATACCAGAATTTGATGTAATATTTATTGATGAAGCTCAAGATTTATCACCACTTCAGTGGAAATTATATGATGTTTTAAAAACAAAAACTAAAGATATTTATTTAGCAGGTGATGATGATCAAGCTATTTTTGCATGGGCTGGAGCTGATGTAAGTAGATTTATAAATGAACCCGCAAAAGAAAAAGTTTTAATTTATTCAAAAAGAATATCTAAAGCAGTTCAAGATCAATCAAAAATTGCAATAGGTAATATTGTTGGAATCAAAAAACAAAAAACATATCACCCTAGAAATTATAAAGGTACCTGTGAAGAGATATATAATCTAGATGAAATAGATTTAACAAAAGGTAAGTGGTTAATATTAGCGAGAACAGTTTCTAAATTAAAAAAGATAGAAGAAAAGTTAATTGAAAAAGGTTTATACTTTCAAAGTAATAAAGGTAAAAGTATTACAGTCACTTTACATAAAGCAATAAAAAACTACAACGCATGGAGAGAAGGAAAAGAATTATCAGAAGAAGAAATAAAAGATGTAAAAGATTATATTGGTAATGTTAAATGGAACAAAAATAAAAATTGGTTTGAAGAATTTGTATTAGCTGAAGATGAACAAAAAGAATATTTTGTTCGTTTGTTTGAAAATAAAGAAAACTTAGATAACGATGCAAGAATTTGGACTTCTACAATTCACGCTATCAAAGGTGGTGAACAAGACAACGTAATTCTTTGTTTAGATCTTGGTGATAAAATCATTAAATCAATGAGTCAAAGTCAAGACAAAGCAGATGAAGAACATAGAGTTTGGTATGTGGCATATACACGTGCAAGAAACAATCTCTATACATTTAAACTAAAAAATAAAACAAGAAAGGCCTACCCACTATGACAAGTAAAGATATGTTTGATAGTGCATTTCCACAGAGTAAACAGATAGGCGGGAATCACTACAAAAATTTTCACATTCAACCCTATGAGTTTATTTCAAAGAATGAGCTTTCTTTTTTCCAAGGGAATGTTATAAAATATGTGTGTCGTTATAAAAATAAAAATGGCATACAAGATTTAGAAAAAGTAATTCACTATTGTGAATTAGAAATAAAGAAAATGAAAGACATGGTTAAAAAGAAATGAATGTTTACACAGAACTAATGTGTTTATGTATTTTAACAATC